AATCAAGGTTGAAGGATACCAGGAGGCCAAGGAGATCCTCGATGAGATGCCGAATCGGATGCAGAAGCAGATGCTTCGCTCGGCACTGAAGAAGTCCTCGAAGCCCTTTGTCAAGGGAGCCCAGAGCCGCGTCCCGGTGAAGTCCGGCCAGCTCAAAAAGCAGCTGAAGGTGGTCTCCTACCGGGATAGGCAGGCTCCCAAGACCGAAGTGGATGTAGCGGTGAAGCACGTATTCTCCCGAAGCAAGAAGAAAAAGGCCGTCAACGAATACTACGGCAAGTTCGTGCATGAGGGAACCCGCGACCCGCGATACCCAAAGAAGAAAGGCGGAGTGCTGGTGTTCACCCTTCCGAATGGAGACAAGGTGTTTGCCCGGCACGTCAAGGGGCTCAAGCCCCGGCCCTACATCGAGGAATCCTACCAAGAGAACTACCAGACGGTGGTCGATGGCTTTGGAGACTCTCTGGCCGAATCCGTAGAGAAGTTTGTCAGTAAGAACTTTAAACCTGTCAAAAAGTGAGCGATTTCAAGACAGCCCTTATCGAGGTGATCCAGACCGCAGCTCCGGAGCTGGAGGGAAAAATCCAGTGCGGTGCAGTGGATGCCGAGACGGTGGCTCCTTTTGCAACCTACAGCACTCCGGAAGAATCCCCGGTGCGTACCAAGGACGGTATCGCAGGCTATGAGACCCTCTTCGAGGTGGAGGTCTACGATAACCGGGTGGCCGGGGCCGAAGTGCTCAAGCGAAAGGTGCGAGGAGCCATTGAGGGCCTTGTTGTGGACGGGAAGGTGTGCCGCCACCGCAGCTCCTCCTCGGAATACTATCCGGACTACGATTTACACAGTTGGACATTAACATTCAAAATACGATAAACCATGTCAGAACAAGTTGGAAACAAGCAAATCATCCAAGGCGAGGACATCGTTGTCACCGTGGATGACAAGCCTACACTCCATGCCACCAGCCATTCCCTGAAGGTGGATCTGGAAGTGAAGGATATCCGCACCAAGGACACCAATGGCAAGGAGAAGTACCCCGGCGACATCAGCTGGAGCGTGGACGTGGAGGGCCTCGTGGTCATCGACCCGGATCTCGCGGCTACGCGTGACAATGCCGAGGACATCCTCCAGACCATCCTCTCCAAGGCGAGCGTGGGTGTAGTGCTGAAGGCAGCACTCAATGGCGCTCTTGCTAAGAAGTACACCGGAACGGGGTACATCACCTCTTTCTCGCTCGGCACTCCTGCTGGCGAGAATGCCACCTACAACTTTACCATCACCGGAAGCGGTAACCTCACCCCGGCCGATGCTTAACGGGCAGGGAGTGATGCGATATCCGTTTTATGTCCCAGAACCAAGAGATTATGTTGACTATTACTATCGCTGGAAACCAGTACCCCGTCCACTTCGGTTTGCGTGGACTCAATTCCTTCGCCAAAAAGACCGGATTCTCGTTTGGAGATATCGTCACCGCAGCGGATGCGGCAAACTCCATCGAAGCACTCATCGCCCTTGGCGTCCACGGCCTGAACGAAGGAGCCCGGAAGTCCGGAGCGAAGACCGCCAAGACCTTCACAGAGGATGACCTCTGGGATGCAGTGGACGAGGATCCGGGGATCCTCCTGCAGATTGCCGATGCCTTCTCAGTGGCCATCAAGCCGCTCATCAATAAGCTGGACGGAGTGGTTGACCCAAACTCCTGAGCTCCGACTCCGATGCTGAGCCCTCTCCACCGACATACGAGAAGTGGTTTGCCATCGGGGTCGGGCAGATGGGCCTTCGGCCAGACGATTTCGATGACCTGACCCCAGCCGAGTTCTTCTATGTGTGGGCTGGCTGGGCGAAGGCCAATATCGAGCGTCAGAAGCAGGAGTGGGAGCGTACCAGGTGGCAGACTTGGGTTCTGACCTGCAGCTGGATGGAGAAAAAAGACCGGAAGGAGATGACCGAGATGTTCCCGCTGCCTTGGGAAAATGCCCCGGCTCCAAAGATAATCAAGCCTTCGGCCGAACTTACTCCGGAGGAAAGACAAGAACGAGTAGATGACCTCATGAAATGTGTAAAACCCAAAGACTAACTATACTTGTAGCATGGCTCCTCGGTGGGCTGCTGCTCCTCCTTTGTCCCGGCTGTGGATCCATCCGGGTGGCACGAAACGCGGTGTCCTCTGCCTCGCTGCGGGATTCCCTTCTGGTGAATTACCTGCGTACCGAGTTGGAGACCGGGAATCTGGAAGTGAGCCAGACCATTGTCGAGTTCTTTCCTCCCGTTGACACAACTCCCGAAACGCCACCCTCCATCCGGAATCCCACTGCCGGGCCTGTTAAAAGAGTGGTACGAACGGAGCTGTCTGCAAATAAACAGCAATCAGTCACTGTGGACAGCTCCACCGTAGCCGGGACGCACATGGAGGAGCACTCCGAGGACAATACCAAGAAGGAGTCCGAACTCAACGAGCCCCCGACTGCCACCAAGTTCAATGTTACCCTCAAGGCCCTTGCCGCTTTACTTGCCCTGCTGATTATCTGCTATGGCATCATCCAATATCGAATCAACCTGTACAAGAAATGAAAACCCCAATCTCATACTACGGTGGCAAGCAGTCCATCCTGAAGCACATCCTCCCGCTTGTCCCTGAGCATACGCTCTACACCGAAGCCTTCTGCGGAGGGTGCTCCGTCCTGTTCGCCATCCCTCCCTGTGAGTGCGAGGTGATAAACGATGTCAACGCAGAGCTCATCAACTTCTATAAGATCGCCAAGGAAAGGTACGATGAACTCAAGACCCTCATCGACTCCACTCTCCACAGCCGGGAGATCCATGCCCATGCCAAGCACATCAATGCCCATCCGGAGTTCTTCAATCCGGTGGAGAGGGCTTGGGCCGTCTGGGTGTGCTCCAAGCTGGGCTTTGCCTCCATGCTGGATGGCACCTTCGGCTATGACCGCCAAGGAACAACCACCAAGAAGCTCCGCAATGCCAAGGATGACTTCACCGAGGCACTCTGCGGCAGGCTCGACCATGTCACGATTGAGTGCGAGAACGGCATCAATATGCTCAAGCGCTATGACTGCGAGGGCGCTTTCCACTTTGTGGATCCTCCCTACGTGGGAACGGACTGCGCCCATTACAACGGCACGTTCAACGAGCAGGATTTCGAAGAGTTGCTGGAGGTATTGGCAAACTGCAAGGGCAAGTTCATGCTGACGATGTTTCCGCATCCCCGGATCCGGGAGTATGCAGACCGTTACGGCTGGAAAATCCACACGCTTGACCGTACTATTACCGCCAGCAAGACTTCCCGCAGAAGGCAGGAAGAATGGATCACTTGCAACTACGATGTCGAGGAGAAATAGAGGTATCTCGGCCTGTCTCAAAGGGTTACCTCCGGTACATCTAAGTGCTTGAAAATAAGTGCATTATTTCTTGAAAATAAAGTCGAATTAACTTGATATATCCGAATAATGTAGCGACCTTAGATGTGCCGGAAGGCAGCAAGTAAAACCTTAAAAGACAGACAATTATGACACGCAAAGAAACCCTCCTCGCCCAGAAGTACGAACTTCAGAACACCCTCCGCACCCTTCGCGGGGAAGAGCCCAGAGACATCACCCTCCTTACCACCGGATGGAAATTCCAGCAGGCAGTAAGGGATGCACGCGAATACAGCCTCAAGCAGGAAATCGCGCAGCTCGAAACAGCCATCGCCAACCAGAAAGCCGAGAACGAGAAGAAGGCCAAGACCGAGGCCTACTACGCCACCGAAGAGGGCAAGGCTCACAAAGCCCAGCTGGAGAACGAGAAGAACATCCAGATCGGAGCCTACAACGAGTACAGCAACAACACCCTCGAAGAGATGAAGAGCTGGATCAAGGACTTCCTCGGTCAGCACTGGACGGTGAAGTTCATGAACGACACCTGCATCGAGTTCGCGGTTTGGAATGCCGAAACGGGCAAGTTCGCCTTCGGACAAGAGATCGAGGTCAGGGCCGAACAGAACTACTACCTCAATGATAACAAGGAACTCTTCGAAACGAATGTCGGCAGCACCGGATCCTTCAACATCGAGGAGCAGGAGATTGGCGACCGGGCTCGCTTCTACATCGACCTTGGGAAGTTCCTCAGCGACCCCGCAAAGCTCGCCCGCCTCAAGAATCGGATGTTCCTTTTCGCTGAGACTCTCGAAGACATCCGGGACTGCGTCCGCAGGATCAACGCAGAGCTCGAAAATCCCCTCGGCCTCTAAGAGAGAAACGCACCTGCAGCGGCCACCCGGAGAGGGTGGTTTCGCTCGTTACGGAGGAGGTGGTTCCCCGTCTGTCTCTCCACCTCTAAAGTATTGAAAATAAGTGCATTATTTATCGAAAATAAAGTCGAATAAACTTGATATATCCAAATAATGTAGCGACCTTAGATGTGCCGGAAGGCAGCAAGTAAAACCTTATAAAACAAGCAATTACAACACCATGAGCCGCTACACTTACACAATCGAAGACATCCACGACACCCTTAAGACCGCAACAAACAAGAAGGACGCAGTCGAGGCCGCAAAAGAGATCTGCAACCGCCGCCGCATTAACATCTACGTCTACCGCCTTGATGAGTTTGGAGCCACATCCAGCATCGGCCATGCCGAGTACGTTGGCTACCTGAGCGAAGTACGCTTCTACAACGACTAACCCGCAAAGAGAAACAATCAAACACCCAAGACCATGAACACCAACAGCACCATCAAGGCCCTCGAAAACAAGATCGCAAAAGCCCGCATCGAGCTCCAGAAAGAACGCGCCAACAAAGACCGCATCCTGCGCCCCTTCGCACACAAAGGTCTGGATGACAGCTTCGACTTCCCGGATGAATACTACGCCAGCGCAAAGCGCATCCGTGACCTCATGGAGTTCGGAGGCAAGTGCCAGAAGGCCCTCGACCTCCTGAAGGAAATCGAGAACAATCAGTTCGGTATCTAATCGGCAAGGAGGATAAGACCATGACAGCAGCAGAACGCGCCCTTCGCACCTACCTTGAGAACAACACCGAGGATTGCAGCATTAACCTCGCAGAGGAGTACGCCCACGGCCACATCACCTTCTGCATCCGGGGTGGCCTTCCCATCCATTGGGTCTTCATCAATGCAGAAGGCGACCTCTACTTCTACCATCGGATGCATGGCACCCAGCAGGCCAAGGGGTACATGAAACCCACCCAGATGGAGATCATCTCCTTCATTACATACTTCAACACCGAGCTTGTCGGCTTCACAGAAATCGATTATTAGAACAGATATGGCACAGAAACGTTTACCGCATGGTGTCAAGGTTGGCGACACCATCAGAATCACCAAATTGGACGATCCCTACGACCACTCCTATGTGGGCCGGGAGGGTGTTGTGGAATTCATTGATAGCATGGATCAGATCCACGGATCGTGGGGTGGTCTGGCTCTCATTCCCGGAGAAGACGACTTCATCGTCATCAAGCGGGCCGCGTCTTAGGCTCCGCTGGTTTTACTTGCTTATTCTTTCCTCCGGGAAACGCAACCGGGAGCGCAGCGATTGCACTCCCGGTTACTTATCTTATACTAATATCTCCTCTTCCAACATATCTACCTTGAAACCCATATAATTATTAGCACATAAAATAGATCCCTCATCTTAAACAACGCCAAATGTTTTCCATATATCTATTTGCCTACATAGACTTTGCTTTAAAACATTTAATAGTTTATCTCCATTCTCAATTATAGCATCCTTCTTAGCTGCATCATTCTCTAAAATGGGAATTACCTTATTGAATTTATTGTGAAATACCATCTGTTCGTCTTGTGAAAGCATAGATAAACTATCTGATGCCCATTTCCCAATGAAGTATTGTGATAAATAGAAGTAGATGCATATTCTATACTTCTGCATTCTTTTCATAATGGCGTCCGGATCTGTTTGAAAGATTTCTGCTGGCGAATAAAAGCATCCCGCTAATTCTTTGTCAAAATAATCATGATTAGTAGCAAGGAGAAGAAAAACTCGACGGGCGTCCAAGCATGCGAACAGAGTATCATTATCCCTTAAATTATAGCTTAGATTCAAAAAAGCGGCAACAATAGAAAATTTAAAGTGAGCTGAAGACTTATTTTCTCTCTGTGAAATAAAGTAAAAAGCTGTACCGATATTATGGCTCAATACTAAGTCACCCTTAATTAGGTCAAGGTTTTCTTCGAAAAAATCGTATAGAGCATTTTTCTTTTCGTCCCAAGAATCGTTGGAATCAAGGCCCATCGCGATAGACGTTATATCATCTGATAAATCCAATAATGTGAGTCTATTCATAATAATCTGAATAAAAAACTGATTTCAATAAAACTAAATGCCACTTAATGCTTATAAATGAGCATCAGGATTCGTCTTGTAAATATACGATTTTTCTAAGACTGCGACAATGTCTCACTTGAAAATCTCTCTGCCAAAGTACCTTTACCTCCGGAAGCGGCTGGCCAAGAGTGCAACAATGTTTCACTTGGGAATGCGCCCGGCCCTCTACCTTTACACATGAATTTGTACTAAGGGGTGACAATGTCTCCCCAGAATGATTTGGTAGGAGTCTACCTTTACACCCGCAAAAGGAATGTACGATGGCAGTGTTCGGACTCAAATACTACGCAGAGATGCGCTCCAAATACCAGGGCATCGCATGGAAGTGCGAGATTGCCCAGCGGGGCTATACCGGGCCATCGGAGGAGATGACCTTCTCCGGAGTGTCGCCCATCAAGATCACGTGGGAGCGAAGGGGTGATGACTTCTACACCCCGGTCAAGGCATCCGAGGCCAGCATCAACATTCTCTGTACTCACAATTTCCACTATCTGAGCCTCTTCACTTCGGATCCAAGAGAGTACCGGATGTCATTGTACCGGAATGGATCCCTCTTCTGGCGGGGATTTATTGTTGCAGACCTCTACTCCGAGAAGTTCGCGGCCCCGCCATACGATGTCACCATCAAGGCAGTGGACGGCTTCAACATTCTCTCCAACATCGACTTCAAGGATATCCTCGGCATGGGAACGACCGGGAAGAAGTCCGTATCCAGCCTCCTCTCCACCTGCATCAGCGTG